GGGTCTTGGTCGCCGCAAACACGGGATCGCAGGAGGAAAAAGAACACGCGATGAATGATGCGAGCGATAAAACTCTAAACAGATTCCGCATAATTCCCCGAGACCTTGTCCCCGGCGTCCACACCCCCGAGAATCGTAATCGTTTTACCGACCACGGTGAAATCGTCCGTCAGGTCCTGATGGATGCCGTTGATGAATAGATTGATGGAGTTTTTGTCCGGCGTGGACGGCATCTCGAAGTCCTCTTGCCCTTCTGATGCGATAAATTTGAACGTCTTGAAGGAGCTCTGGACGAGGACGTCGCCTTTGCTCTCAAGGCTTACCGTCTGACGCGGCTCCTGGATCACGACCACGCCAGAGCAGTCGGCGATCCTCAGTTCCGAGGCTTTCTCGATGATCGTGATGCATTCCATCTTTATGCCTCCGCTTAACGGGTTGCGTCTTGCTCAAATGTGACAGGCCCGGCCAGTTTCCTGAAAATCGCACCAGTCCCGTTGATGAGGTGCAGGGAATAAACGCCTTCCGCCGGATACTCAAACCCCGCCGAATCGGCCGCCGGAATGTGGATCAACACCACGCCTGTCCCGGCCGTGATCTGTATCCCGCCATTCTCAGTCGTGAGCTCCGCGATCACCTCGTCGCTTTCCAAGGTCCTTCGGATCTGCATCTTCCCCGTGTACCCCGTAAGATCCCGAGGCGTCACCTTGTCGGAAAGAAGGAGCGTCAGCGTCAGATAAAAATCAACGCCCTGAATGACCGTGATCGGATATTGTATCTGCCCCATGATTTACACCGTTGGCGGGTTATCAAGGTCGATGTTCTGTTCCTTGAGAATGCCGTTCAGTTTGTTGTAATCGGAACGCGTGATCTTTCCGTTCGTCACAAACTTCTCGCCCATCTGTTTCAGTCCGACGTATGTCACCCCGCCGGGGAGCATACCACCCATCACCACGACCGGATGCTTCAGCAAGTCTTTCACTCCGTAATCGGTGCAAGCGTACATCGGCAGTTTGCGATCTCCGCCACGTCACCGGTTTGATCCGCCGGATGCGAAAGCCCGTTATGAAAGTGCTGATTCATCGGGATCGCACCTTGCGCTTCGCATTCACGGTGGGATTCCCGTGTCGATTCATCGTGCGACGTGACCCACATCTTCCGTTTCACGCCTTCGTGCTTGTAATACAGTTCCGATCCGCCGTTGAGCGCCCCGCACGTTTCCGTGCGTGCGATCAGCTTCGCCCTGTATCCGGAATCATTGAAAAAGTTCTTCAGTTCGTTCCGGACAACCCCGCCCAGCGCTTCGATGCTTTCAGCGATCTCGGTCGCCGTCCCGCCGGCTGTGGTCGCTGTCTCCACCGCCCGACGAATACGGTTCTGAATCGCTTTCTCAAGGTTCACGTTCACGATCTGAATCTTACTGCACCGGACTTCCAAGTAGGACTGCGTCGCTTGCTGAAGGATGTCATCTTCCAGCCCCTTCGTGCGCCCTAAAACATCCCGTCCTTGCTCGACCCCTTGCTTGATGCTTTCTGCGATCAATGGCTTCGTATACTTCAAAAGCAAGTCGTTTTTCGTCGTCCAGTTCACGGAAAGTGCGCCTTTCACAAGATCAGCGTCCGGCGTCGCCATCACAGCCTTCCGGACTTCGTAAAGATACCGGCTGACCTTGCTTTCAAAACTCTTTTCAAGGCTCGACTGTCTCCGGCTGAACGCTTTCAAGATCGCCAGCTGTTTGACAGTCCTTTGGGGAAGGGTAGGGGGGAGTGCATTAGACAAACCCTTTTCGCTATTGGCTTTTCCAGCCTTCTCGTCGTTTGCATTCTCGGTTTGTGCATCATCCCCCGAACCCCAAAAATCTTCATAAGCCGGCGCTTCTCCGGCGGGTGCAAGAAGCGGACTGATCCACCACTTGTCACGCCATTCCGCATAATCAAACCCAAGTTCCAGTTTTTCGTTCACTTCGTTCGCCGTGAATCCCATATCAAAAAGCGTCTTGGCGGTCGTCACCTTCCCGTTGAAATCTTCTTGGAACGCCGGCACGTTCTTCAGATCGAACTTCATCACGATCTTGGCATCGAACGGTTTGACGATGAATTCGTTCACGCTGTCTTCAAACTTGCGAAGGATCGGCATCAGACAGTAGAACCAGAACACCTTCATCTGCCCTTGAAACGTGGCGTAGTTAAGATTCTCGGTGATGTTGAACAGCGCCTTCGGCGCTTTCCAAATCCCCAAGATTTCTTCACGCATCAGTTTCTTCTGTTCGATGAACTCCATATCCCTGTGCGTGGTCATCACGGTGGACGCTTTCAGTCCGGATTCCAGCACCGCCGGCTGGTATGCTTTCTTCGCTCCGCCATAGCGCTGTTTCCACCACTGGTTCAGCCGTTCCACTTGGTCTTTTCCAAGTTTCTGATCCGTGGAAAGCACGAAGTTCGGGGTAGCGTCGTTCTTGAAAAAGGCGTTATTGAACGTCAAAGCGTTCTGGTCGATTTCGATCTCGTCATCGATCGGGGAAAGCGGGGAAAGACCACGGTACGGGTTATAGGGATTGAACGATTTCGTGTGAATGATTTCTTCCGCCGGAATGATGATCGTCCCGCCCTGTGTCGTATACTGCCACGCCGTGATCAAGCCGGTGGCACGATCGATCTTCTCGGTCATACACTTCGGGTTTAAGTTCACAAGCTGGGGGATTTCCCGCCCGATCATTTCCCCGACCGTGTTAGCCACTTTCCGGATGAACGCTTCCCCGTATAAAGCAAAGTAGCCTGTCCATTCTTGCAAGAAGTCGTTGCCGGACTGCTGTGCGTTCGGGCGTGCGAACCGTGCTTTGAGCGCTCTCGCATCCGATGATTCCATCAGTTCTTCGCCGTCCAGCGTGTAGAACCCGAACTGCGCCTGTGGCACGTTTTCAGCGATCACACTGATCGCTTTGTAGACGCTGGCGATGTCTTGCATCGGGAACTGGACTGCGTTGTCCCCAAGCGTCATCGCTTGCCCCGTGATGAAAAGTTTATTCCACGTCGATGACACGGACTTCGCTTCCATTTCCTCGACGATCTTCGCCTTGATCGCTTCAAGGTCTGCATCTGCCTTTACCGCCGGCTTCGATCCGAATTCAAAACGCCCGATCTTAAAATACATTTTTGTCTATTCCCCCAATGTCCAGATCATTCTTCCCTGTGACTGTTTCCACGCATCCACGGCAAGCGCCAGCGACCAGAATGCGTCGCCGTGTCCCTCTGAATTCGATGGCGCTTTCAGATCGCAGTCCACCGATAAAAGCTGACGTTTCTGCCGTTCATCGTTTAAAAGCTGTAAGTTCTCCGCCGTGATCTCGGCGTCCAGTTCCGTCGCCATCCGGAACTGATTTTTGCTTCCGAATGTCTCGCCTTCCATCTCCGCCGGCAAGATGCCTTGCTCTTGAAATCCTTCAAACTCCGCACGGGTGTTGTCGTACTTCAACCGCTGAATGCCGAACTTCTCAATCGCTTGCGTTAAATAAGCGATCTGGTCTTTGTATTCCCAGCCGTCCATAAACTTGCTGTGAATCTGAACCAGCTTCCCTTGATGCTCCGCAAGCACACACAAGTGGGAAGGATGCGTTTTCTTCCCGATGTCAAAGCCGGCGACCACCGTCCGGCTTTTAAAACGTAAATCCCCGACAAGCGGGTAGTTCTTCAGCCGGTTTCGCACGATCCTGTTCAGCTTCGCCGGCGTGATGAAGCATTCCGTCGACCGCACCGGTTCGCACTGGAATTCTTTCAAGAACGATTTTTCGCCCATCGACCGGCGGTACTGCATCAGCTTTTCAAACGGGTACTGCTCGCCCCACAACACTTCCTTTGCGTCCCAATCCTTCACAGCCGGATAGAAGCGGACGTCATACACGCCCGTCTGTGACAGCTTATAAAACAAATCTTCACGATCCTGTGGCGTCCCGACCACGTGCAAGAAATCCCGTGGCATCGGTTCGATCTGTTCCACGAAGATGCGTTCCACCTTCTGCAAGATCGAAAGTTCCATCACATTATCCGGATCACGAAGGATGTCGTCACAGATCAACCCCTTCGGGTGTCTGCCACGCTTAAAGTTCAGAATCCCTTCCGGCTCAAGTAAGAACTCTTTCCCATCCTTCCCATACCGGCAGATCGATGCGCTGTCCGTCAAATCCTTGTAGCCCCCGAAATACTCCGGCAACGCCTCCACGATCCGCTTCAGTCGCTTCGTCTGGTACGATGCCATCCCTTCGGAATAGGACAGATACAGATATTCGTTGTAGCGATCCTCCATCCGGTAGAGTAGCCAAGCCCAATAAGCGATCACCGTCGTCGACTTCAAGTGGAAGCGGGCGCTGATCGTGCAAGTCCTCGTTCCGGTCTGAAGCCGGTAAGCCCATTCTTCCAAGTGTTCGCCGTATGAAAAGCGACCTTCGACCCGCTTGACCCCTAAAGCAAAGATCGTGACGAAAAAATAAAGAAAACTATTTCGTGCTAAATCTTCGCTGAAGTGTTTCAAGCATTCGTTCTTGGAACTCTCGATCTTCTCCGGTAAGTCCGCCAGCATCACCATTCGATTGCGCCACCGTGTTCACGGTTTGATTGTTCACGACCACCGTCGGTCGATCACCCTGTGTCAGCTTTTGTTTTTTCTCAATCAGTTCCGCAAGAAGTTTCCGGCACTCCCGCTTTTCTTTTCCCCATAGCAAAGGATCAGCACATAACGCTTTAAGGTCTTGCAAGGTCGCTTCGATCTGCTGGTTCAAAATTAAAATATCCTTGTGCGCTTCAAATTCCGGATCGACTTTCGCAAGCCGGAAATTTTCATAAAGCACTTGTCCGACATAAGTTCGGGACACTCCCAAACTTTCAGCTATATCTTCCTGTGTGTAATGCTCCGGCGACTTCAGAAGCGAAATGATCAGCGCCTTCCGTGTCCGTGTCTTTAGATTCCGCCCTTCGATCTTTTCAAGAAGCGACATCAGTTTCTTCTTGGGGACGTAGGGTGTTTTCATTGGGCGGGTTTCTCCGAAGGCTTTTCTGAAAGGATGAATCCGATGGCGTTTCCCTTGAACATTACGCCGGAAATCTGGTGGGACTTTTCGATCTTTGCGACCGATTCTTCAATGCGGGGACAGCGTAGCCACGCCATCTTTTTCACCTTCAAAGATGCTTCGTCTACGCCGGAAAATGCACGAACTGTGTCGATTACTATTTCATCTGACATTCTTTCCCCGTGAAAATAAGCGGATGCAGTTCTTTTCTGCTCTACATCCTTGTCAGATTTTTACGGGGTGCGCTGTAAGTCTTTCCCCTACAACGCTTTAGGGCGAAAGGGGCGCTACACGGCTATGTAGCACCCCTTGTATACCCTATTGGAAGGGTTACTATATCTTGGGTTTTCGGAAGCACTTCGGACATTCCGGCTTGCCGTTCCGCTTGCGGGTGACGACCGGCAGATCGACACCGCACACGTGGCACTTCGCTTTCGCCGGCGTCTTGCTTGGGTAGATCGTGAAGGATGGTTTAAGATATTGCGTCATCTGTAAACCCGCTTTCGTCCTTCGGTTTGTCCGCCTCAAAGACGTGGATCAGCGTGTTCGGGATGTGGTAGATTTTGGCGTATTCCTTGCCGTTCTTGCCGGTGAAGGTTTCCCCGATCCGCTTCCAGGCCACCTTCTTTTCCCCGTTCGCTTCGTATTCCTCACCGACGCATAGATATTTCATTTCCTTTTCTCCTTTGCTGTGTAGGTGATCGTCCGGTGTTCCGCCAGCTTCGGACAATGCCGGATTGCACGCTTCAAGGCGCTGACGATCGTGGCGTGCGACACGCCGACCGCTTTGACGATGAACCGGTAGGATCGGCGTTCCCGAAAATAAAGAGACAGGATGCGCCATTCCTTCCGGCTGAATTGATCGATGGGGAACTCACGGCAGTTATTGGTCTGGATCGTGTAGGTTTCTTCTTCCAGCGCATTTTGCTTTTTGCGAATCTTTACAACCCTATTCTCCAGTACGTTCATCCCTCACTCTCCTTTTTGCTGGTCTAAAATAAACTCTTGGTTGTTGCTTTCAAACGCTTTTTGGCTATCTCGCAATACTTCTCTGAAATCTCGATGCCGATAAAGTTTCTACCTAACTCTTTGCAAGCAACACCTGTTGTTCCTGAACCCATGAATGGGTCGAGGACGGTGTCAAATTGTTTTGAATAACAATCAACTATATGATTTATAATATCCATATTTTTAGGAGTTTCATGCTTGCTATTAGTTTTTGGATTATCCTTATTTCGTGAAGTATTAGCAGTATTCAATAAAAACCAGTTCCTTTTTACCTTATACTCTTTTGTGTGAAGTTTTCTTGGCTTGCCATTAACAAAATATATTATTGGATACCAAGCATCAAACATCCCAAGATGCTGTCTGTATTGTGCAAAGTTTTTAACCACTGCAAATATATCGTGCTTAAAATTAGGTCGTTTCAAATTCTTTTTTGTAGAGAATATGAAAGCATAGCAACCATCTTTCAAGACACGCATACTCTCGGTAAAAAGAAAATCATAATAATCTACACTATCCCATTCAGCTATGCCTATCCCATAAGGAGGGTCAGTAAACACCAAATCCACCTTCGGAAGCAATGGTAATATCTCCAAACAATCGCCCAAGTAGATACGAAGGTCAGGATTCTTTTCCTCGTAGTAGAGATAATCTTCTAGCTTCTTCATCGCCCCTCATTTTGCGCGGGTTCTTCGATGCAGAACACGTTCAGGTGCGTTAGCGTTTTTACTCCGTCCGGCGTTAAAAACTCCATCGGA